ACACCTCTGCATTGCCGGACACCCATGCATCGCCGGACTGGTTTACATTTCCTTCTTTTTCTACCCATCCGCCAGTTTCTCCGGCTTCTACATCCGCAAATGAAATGAGTGCTTTGATTCGGAAAAGTTTCTTTCCGAAAATGTTAATTTTGGTTTCTGATGTTAATTCAAATTTCTTCATTTTCTTCCTCCTCTTTAATTACTGTGAATGCACAGTTTCTTTGTTTCGTCTTTTGAATTTTGTGATATACTCTCCTGTAAAGGAGGTGCTCATTTGGTAACAAGATATCAATATAAAATATTGAAAAAAGCTTTAAGAAATTGTGGATTTACTCCTATCAATCAGCGTGAAGTAGATGCCTGCAAATACCTTTTCAACAAAAAATGCTTTATGCGCTCAAGATTGCGAGAGTACGAATATGAAATCACGCAAGCAGGAGAAGTTGCCATGAAAGCATATTTTCAAGATATATCCAGATTTTGGATAACAACTGTTCTGTCCATCATTGCACTGATTACCGGTCTTTTCTCAATTTCTATACAATCAGAGCCACTATTGAAATTGTTAGAGCAATTATTGAAATAACTGTTAAAACGTGTGTGCAAGTGGATAATGATTTCACATAACGCGAATATATTCCGAACTGCTCTTTCAGGTATTCGTTATCTGTCTGCTCGCTTGGAATCTCTTCAGCATAGTTATGGCGGGAACAGCAGTTATTTTGTGTTTCAGATTCCATTAGAATCTGTTCCATCTGACTCCACACACCGGACGTTTCTAATTTCGACCAGTCGTGGCTCGTCATTTCGAGTTGAACTGAAACTTGACCGAGAATATTTTTACTGACGGTGCAGTCTAACATTTTTCTTTACCTCCTGTGTTGCTTTTAATTACATTGTGTTGACATTTCACCTATACGCTCTTATTCTGTAATTACCAGAACCAGCATGCTAGAAATTAAGAAAGGAACGTATCGTGAATAATATTGATTTTTCTAACATTGAACTTTCTTTAAGAGAAAAGATAGTTCTTCGTCTGCTCCCAATTTTTAAATTCAATAGGTTATTCAATTGCCAAACACTTGACTATCTTCATCGGCTTGGACTTCTTGACAGGCCAAATGGAATTTATACTGTAAACAGAGCTGGGAAAATGTATTTTCGCATTAAGTGAAAAGAACGGCTCCGATTCATTATTCCAACAGTAATATCAATCGTTGCACTATTTGCCGGATATGATGTATACAGGATTCCACTTCTGGGCGAAGCATTATTAGCAGTAAAGATGCTATTGAAATATGTATTGGGAAGTTTGGGTATTTTTTCATAAACCATTCAAGCAATGTCTTTCTTGGTTCGCAGAAATACCAGTGAAGAAACTTCTTTATTTTCTTTATAGCTTTTCGCCTCCTTACGTTTCAATCAATCGGCTCCCTCAATTCAATTTAATTGGATTTATCGGGCACGCAAATAAAGTCAATAGGAATACCAGAAAGTTCACTCATTTTTCTAAGCTGTGATAAAGTAGGCTCAGTATTTCCTTTTTCCCAATTAATAACTGTATTATTGGAAACTCCAAACTTTTCAGCCCATTCTTTCTGATTACATCGTGCATTTACACGAACTGCTTCTAAACAAATTTGTGGCATTTGTTTGCCTCCTTTCTTAATTTCTGAGCTCATTATAATCCAATAGCTTTGGATTGTCAACACCAAAATCCAAAAATATTGGATTTATTATTGAATTTTTTTTGAATATGGTGTACAATGCAAAATGTAAGGAGGAAAGAACAATGACAAACGAAGAGCAGAAAAGAATCTTCTCAAAAAATCTAAGCCGATATGTTGCTGAGAGTGGCAAGCAGCAAAAGGAAATTGCCGAAGCTATCGGAGTTAATCCGACTACTTTTAATATGTGGTATACTGGAAAGGCAATTCCCGGAACTGGAAAATTAGGTACCTTGGCAAAATATTTTAGAATCGGTCTTTCAGATTTAGTAGATGAAAAGCAAGACAAAGAAATTGATGCAGAATATGCAGATGTTTCAATGAAAATCGGGCTGACAGATAAACGATTCATGAAAATAATTCTTGAATACGATAAACTGTCACCCGATAAAAAAGATTTGTTATGTGATTTTTTTGAGAAGTTTATTTTCTAAGCAACGGGGCGGGAGTCATCTTCCTGCCCTTTCTTCTTTATATCCTCTTTTTACGAACCAATAAATAAGATTTAATATCTTTTCACTATGTATATTTTCTATCATTTCAATAATCTCTTTCTTATAATCCATAAATAACCCTCCCTGTCACAATTACCACCTACATTACAGTATATGTCCGGTTTGCGGGAACAGCCGAACACTAGTTCGTTTTTACTATTATATCACTAATGTTCGCCCTTGGGAACTGCCAGATATACACCGATATATTTATGATTGCATAGAAATTATTCGTAACATCAAAGATATAGTCTTTTCTGTTTAGTGGCAGGGCGAATAAAAACGGCGGCATGCTCTGCTTTATTTCATGGGCGCTATTCTTATGTAGGGTAGAAGATCTGTACGCATTTTGGACAGAATACACTTCTGACTCTTCGCGGATATAATCGTCTACGCACATTGGTAAATAAACAATGTAATTAAGCAAAAGCACAGCTCCTATTATAATTAGTATATTTTTGATTATTTTCATTTCACAAATCACCTAAAAACTTCTATTTACAACCAAATTTAACGATGCTATAATAAAAATAGCATATTTAAACACTTTTTTTTGCAAATGGCGAAAACAACGCCCATAAGGGAATGATTTGAATGAAAATTGCGATTTGTGACGATGATAATTTACGAATTGAGATTTTCGAAAATAGCATTGACCGATATCTAAAAGAGCATGGTGATGGCGGATATACATTAACCACTTACACCAGCGGAAAGCCTTTGATCGACGATGTTTCAGATGGCGAATGGTATGACATTATAATTCTTGATGTCTCCATTAACGGAGAAAATGGCATAGAGATTGCCAAAAGATTAAGAAAAATCGGATACTATGGAAATATCACTTTTTGGACAAAGCACAAAGAATATGTATTTGATGCACTTGATGTGCTGCCGGTTCATTATATCATTAAAGGCTCTGAGCATGGAAGAATGTATTCAGTTGTTGAGCAGACTCTTGAAAATATCCGTGAAAAAACGCTTACCATCAAGAACAAGGACTACTTTCACAGAGCTGAATTCCGGCATATTGAATACATCGAAAGCCAAAACAAATACATAATGATCCATTGCACGTGCGGAATATCACACAAGGAACGAGGAAAGCTCAATGATATCGAAAAGAGTCTTGACGGAAGATTTTTGCGCTGCCACCAGAGCTATATAGTTAATATGGACGAGGTAAGCGAAGTAAGCCATTTTTTTACGATGGTATCTGGCGCAATCGTCCCGATCAGGCAAAGAGAACTTGCAAAAATAAGAGAAAAATATGAAAACTACGTCATTGGAGGGAGATAAAGCATGAGCGAAGAAAAAACCAAAAAGTGTAAACATTGCAAGATGGACATTCCAAAAGATGCAAAAATATGTCCACATTGTAGAAAGAAGCAAAAAAGTGGAATATTAAAATGGGTTGTATTAATACTTATCATAGGAGTGGTTATCGGTGCTGTCACAGGCGAAGACAAATCCGCTGATAGTACGACAAAACAAACAGAAGCAACTGCTTCAGACAGTCAGAAACAGGAATCTGAGTCAATCGAATATACATCTGTATCTGTAAATGACATGATGGATGCCCTTAATAATAACGCTATGGGAGCGTCTGACAAATATAAAGGTAAATACCTTGAGATTACCGGAAAGCTCACAAACATTGATGCAGCCGGAAAATATATTGATCTCATGGCTGATGGAGATTTTGAGATTATTGGAGTTCAGTGTTACATCAAAAACGACGACCAGAAAGCTAAAATAGCATCTATGTCAAAAGGTGACACTGTTACATTGAAAGGAAAATGTACGGATGTCGGAGAAGTGCTTGGATATTCTCTTGATATTGATGAAATAGAATAAATGCTAAAAAAGACCGGCTCTCGCTACCAACGAGGACCGGTTTTTAAAAAAAAGAAAAATATTTTTACGTTCCGCAAAGCATAACGAAGTGAAACGTATCGCCTGACAAGTCATATTGTATCATCTTCGGTGTGTTCGGACAAGTCAGAAAGTTTGTTCGGTTAATAAGGAGGAAAAGAAATGGCAACTGCAAAAAAACTGCCATCTGGCTCATGGAGATGTCAGGTATTCAGTCACATCGAAGAAATCCCGTTATCAGACGGGACTATCAAAAAGAAAAGGGTTTATAAATCTTTTACATGTTCAGATCCTAGCAAAAAAGGGAAGCGAATCTGTGAGCAAATGGCTGCCGAATGGGCAGCAAAAAAAGAAAGTGAAGTATTGACTGCGCGATATGTTCCACCAGAAGATATGACATTAAAAGAGGCATGTAATAAATACATAGAAAGCAGAACAGGCGTCTTATCCCCTGGAACTATTAGAGAATATAAGCGATCTGTCAAAAGAGACATGGCTAAACTTATGCCATTAAATATAATGGAAATCACTCAAGAGGATGTTCAAGCTGAAATGAATCGTGAAGCACTTACTCATTCGCCAAAAACTGTGTACAATATGCATGGCTTTCTTTCTACTGTCTTGAAGACCTATCGTTCGGATTTCATCTTAAGAACTTCCTTACCTAAAAAGGTAAGACCGAAAATCTATGTACCTACATCTGCCGAAGTCAAAAAGGTAATTGAATGTACTGTAGGTAGTGAATTAGAGATACCTGTTCTTCTGGCAGCGTTCGGTCCGATGAGGCGGTCAGAAATCTGCGCGCTTAATTCTGATCATATCAAGCAGAACATAGTACATGTCGAATATGCTATGGTTATGAATGATTCTCATGGTTGGGTTATCAAAAGACCAAAATCTTTTGCTGGTGACAGATTCATTTCATATCCAGGTTTTGTTGCAGATAAATTAAAAGGAATACATGGGAAAATAACAAATTTGAACCCATCGCAAATATCCGACAGATTTTCAGATCTGTTAGATGACAATCAGATTCATCATTTTCGATTCCATGATTTGCGTCATTATTGCGCATCTGAGTTGCATACTCTTGGAATTCCAGATGTATATATTATGCAGCGCGGCGGTTGGGAGGATGATACCACATTAAAAAATGTATATCGGCACGTTCTGGTTGATCGAGAAAAAGAGATGAATGAAATTGGGAATGATTATTTTTCCAAGCTATGCAACACAAAATGCAACACGAAAAAAGAAAGTGCTGAAAAATAGCGTATATTAGGCTTTTTCTTGCAGGTTCAAGTCCTGTCATCCGCATTTTTATGAAAATCTTGTATTCACTGGTTCTCGCAAAGAACGTAGTGTTTTCAATGGTTTCGGCAATTTCAAATTAGCTCATAAAATATGTTATTTTGCCAGTTTTGGCATAAAAAAGAAGAACTATGCAACACGAAATGCAACACGAATTTGATACAATATGTAAAAAAACAGCCCCAAGGAGTAACCTCCAAGGGGCTTAAGTTTTATACCTTTTTGATGTATTTTGCAGAAACAAATCCAAAATACTTTCCGGCAATGCGGATATAGTACCAAGATGCTCCATCTTTGGCTTTAATGGTATCGCATACATCAACTAAATTGCCTTTTGCAAGTGTAGGATAGCTTTTAAGCTGTGCATACTCTGTTCCTGCCCATGTGCGGACATTAAGTGTATTTGCAGTTACCTTTCCCACCCACTTCGGAGTTTTAGACAGAATAGTTGGCGTTGAAAGCGTACTTGCTTTTGCACCAGTGGTAACAGCGATAGCCACGTGGTGGTTATCATTCAGGAGGATATCTCCTGCCTTTAGATAGTCACCGGATGTCAGATACTTTCTATCCGTCAGTACTTTCGCACCGGCAATCTTCATTGCAGCTCTCATGTTCCGTGTCGTCAGATAGATGCTGACCGCTTTGAGCCTTGCATTATTTAAGCGATACCCAGCCCCTTTGACAATAGCTGCTGTACTTGCGCTGCAATCAGATTCGCAAGCTACCGTGATCTGTGCTGGATCGTAGTTACTTGCCTTTAAGTGCTGCCAGAATGAATACCGGTCATTGCTGTTTCCGGAAGTACCCTGATCGTACCCAATGAGATTGTTCTGTGCCGCTTTTGTCGCCATGTCTGCGATCATGGCTGCGATTTTAGCGTCATTGAATCTTAGGACACAGAGCCACGGTCTACTGTACCAGTTCATGATCTGATATTCTGTACCAGTCTGATCTCCTGCTTTCCCACCTGCATATCTTCCTCTTTCATCATGTCCGCAGTTACTGATTTTTACCATTTTAGTTTCTCCTTTCTGGTTAGAATCTCTGTAGTCTTTGTAGAACACATCCATATCAACATTTCCGCTGATTCCTGGAACTTTTCCTTTACTGGAATACTGCCAGCCTACACCGACTGTCGGACGTAATCTTTCTTGAACAGAACCATTGTCGTTGGCAGGATAACGAGCAATCCAACAGTCATACTGCTTCAGAGCATCTGACAGGACATTATTGTACCAATCAAGATTGCAATAAATTCCAACCTTATAACCGGCTTTCTTGATTCTGTTCAGAAATGCTACTGCAATATTCTCAATAGCCTGTTTTCCGAGACTTCTTTGCCGTGCCCATTCCAGATCGTAGAATACTGGAAAGTCAAGTCCACGTCCACCAAGAACAGAAATTACGTTCTCAGCTTCCTCGATAGCTTGTGCCGATGTTAAAGCATAGCTGTACTTATATCCACCAATAAGAATTCCATTGGATTTACAGCCCTTGTAGTTGTGTTCGAATGATACATCTGTGCCGGATTTCTGATGAATTCTCAAAATTGCAAACTTAATTCCAGAATTCGATACTTTTGACCAATCTGGATTTCCTTGATAAGATGATACGTCAATACCTTTAATTTCCATGTTGTGCTCCTTTCACACCACGTATCTGTGGTGACTATATCTCAATGATTCTTGTGATACCTTCGCGTTTTTCAGAGACAGAAGAAATTAAACACGAAGATTGTTTATGAATCGGACACTATAACTGTGACTGATTTTGAACATAATGCAGGTGCTGCATATCTTGGAGCGCCAAATAATGATGCTAATTATCAATTAATTTGCGTTGCGAACGGAAACTGGAGCTCAAGTACTATTTATATTATAGCCATAGCTAGACAAGGAAATAGTATATTAGTACTTTTTAATGCTCAACCGTCTGTTGGACAAAAAATAACAATTAATCAAGCTTGGATACAATCCACTTAAATTAAGATAATCGCGTAAATGCGATACTTGTTTTTACTCCGTCTGCAATCTGAATTAAAATATCTGTATAAAGATTTATTTCCAGTTTGCTTCCTTTTACGATAAATGCATAATGTAAGCTTTGCCATGCATTTACCATTCTAAACCATGGATTATATACTGTGATCCCATTCACTACAATGGATAGTGCCCAGCCTATTGTTGATGTAACAGCTGTATTAGAGAATATGTCAAGCTCTACCAGATACGTGCCATTTGGAAAAGAATAATATGGAGACATACCATTTTGGACATAACTTAATCCAGCTATATCGTTCCAAGCTTGAGATCCAATACCAATGTATGAATATTGAGACGCTGGTATATAAAATGCATCACCACATACAAACCTTGCAGTTTTACCTATGGAATTTATCTTCGTGTTTAATGCATTAATCCCGAGTTTTTCTTTTAGGTATTCAAATAATTGTGAGAACGATATTTTTTTTAATACATTCTCTTCTCCAACTATCAATGTGTCACTTTCTGCCGGTGTTGCTTTCGAAGTCAGTGCCGACATTAATATTGTTTTTAATGATTCTGCCATATAATCACCTCTATTCTTTCACTCTCAGCATCGAACCATCAGAAGTGGCAAGTGCTGAGCCATCACTTGTGCCTAATACATACTGGACATTCCGAACATCAACAGCAATCGCATATTTCGCCCCTGTCTGAACTGATGTAGGGCTTATGCTTGCACCGGCTATATAAATGTTTGCATCTGCCATGCATATCACCCTTTCACTTTGATTTTATAATTATCTACCCACGTTTCATCTGCGATTTTATATATGAATCTCAGACAATAGATTCCTGTTTTTTGTGGCTCAATTAACGCATCTAGCGTATGCTCGTTGATATTGCAATTTCCTTGATCTTCTACAGTCTCTGTTTCAGCATCTGTATCAACGAAAATCAATTCGTAATCCGCTGAAATGATGGAAAAAGGGATGTCTACACCGCATACCGGCTCTACTTTACTTTTAAATCGGATTTTTTCTCCCAAATCCATTATTGTATTGCTATCTACGTATCTAATTGCCATGTCCTCTCTCCTTTCAGCATGTTTTATGTCCGCTGAAACATTGCTTTACAAGCTCTGCCGTCAGCTGGCTCAGATTCAGCAATGAGCTGTACTCGATGTTCTCTGATTCTGCCGTATATCCTCTCGGAACGAGCTTTCCAGCAATCTCGTGCCCTGATATCAGAAACAGTACAGTGGCGGTATAAGCTGTCAAGCCACCACTACTTTCTGCATAGATTTCTATGACATACTGTCCATCTCTATTGGCAGGGACTATTGCGTCCCAGATTTCGAGATCCGATCCCTCTCGTCTCTGGAACTCAATAGCGAACTCATTACACGAGCCATATACCCTTGTAATCATCAGTCATCAGTAACTGTTACAGAGATCACGTAAGTCTTGCCTGCATCGACCGGATTAGGCGTTACGCTTGCGGCTGTGATCTTCGGCGGGTTCGGGTCATACTTGACAGTTCTGGTAATGGTTGTTGTCTTACCGGCACTGTCTTTCGCAACGATATTAATTGTATTTGATCCTGCGGACAATGTGACCGTAGTGCTGAATGCTCCGTTGCTACCAACCGTTACAGATGCACCGTTGACTGTTACCGTAACAGGAGATGAGGTTGCATCATTGGTTGTACCAGATACAGTGATCGTGCTCTTGTTGGTAACGTATCCATCAGACGGAGAGGTTACGCTCAGTGTCGGTGGGACGGTGTCAATCTTGAACGTTACAGATTTCTGTGTAGCTGCGTTGCCATCGTAATCGGATGCGTCAAACCTAATGGTATGAGAATCATCGGTAAGAGCTGTTGCCGGTGTGTACGAACAATTGTAACCACCGGTTACAGCGGTCTTTGTAATGCCGTCAGTAATCTTACTTCCGGAATCGATTGTGATACCGATAGTAGACGGATTAACACCAGAATCATCATCTGTGACGCTCCATGTGATAGTCGGTTTGTTATTGGTAAGTGTTGCGGATGCAGTTGGATTGGTGACTGTGATTACCGGTGCAACCTTTTCTTTAACGGTTAATCTCAGCGAACTACCGATTGCGGAATCTGTCGCATCTTTGGTGGTCACGTTTCCAGCGTCGTCCGTTGCCTTGATTGTTATTCCGTAATAATGTCCACTCTGGCTGTAACTGGACCTACTTGGTGCTGTTACTGTGGCTTCATATTTACCCGTATTACTATTATAAGTAAGGGTATAAGCCTGACCATTTACAATGGCTTGTACTTGCTTTACTGACATTTATGTGCCTCCATTTCATAATTCATTCTATATTTAACTTTTCGCAAAGTTTATTAATAAGTTTCTCCTGTTGGTCAATTTTCTTTTTCTGAGCTTTTATCATTGCGAACATTGCCGGGATCATAATTCGTTCGTTCCAGTTCTCCGCTTTGCCGTCTATATGGTCTACAGCCAGATGGAAATACATATCCACATCTTCCGCACGGAACATCGGAAAGTAAACTCCAACACGTTCGTCATGTTCTTCGAGGTATCCGTCTATATACCGTGCCATTATTGGTTCAATGTTGTACAAGTTCTCGATGAATTCTTCTGATAATGAACCCCCAAGAATCTTATATCTTTCAGACGAGGAACTATATTTTCCGAGCTTATAGCTATTGATATCTATGTATGCGTTGTATCCAGTCGTAACTGTAGGGCAATCGTATATTCGAATTCCCCCTCGACATAATAATTCTTTTTGGAACTCTGCGTAGAAAAAATCACCTGCAGCAAGAGCTTTTTTCACTGTAAATACATCTGATATTTTCAGCATATCCGGTATTAAATTTCCACCGTAGCAATTAAGTTCATCAAAAGAGCCATAGCTTGCATCAATGCTTAATCCATCGCTCCAATCAATTGACCATAATTCTAGCTCAGTTATTTCAGTATCCACTGTATTGTCAAAAAATTTCTCCACGTTGACAGGAAATAATCCATCGTTCGAAAACTGAACACCTGTATATTTCATATACTTCGAATTTTCCTCGTAGTTCGTGAATACAGTGTATCCAGAGCGGTCAATCAATCCTTTAACTGTGTTATCGACATCTTTGATTTTCAGGTAGCCATTCCTGTTTTTGGTACCACCCAAGGTTGCTGCGCTACCCATCAATGCATCAAAACTGATGTACAGATGTCCGTTCAGATAGTACAGTCCTTTGAATTCGCCATCATTGGACAGAATTTCAACAATCTGTTCCTGCGTGAGCGCTGCTACATCAATAACAACCGCAACGCTCTGCATATCCATCAATGTTGTAGTTCCACCGGATGCATACAGCTTGCACCGGACATTCGTGACATCCCTTGGAATACCGATAGTAGAGCCGTTGGAGCTTGAAATAGTTTCGCTAGAACTATTGGTCAGTATCGTATAAAGATAATGTGTCACCGTATCTTCATCCGTTGAACTGGTGTAAATGGTTTTCCATGTATTACCATCAGTAGTCTCTTCGATCACGAATCTGCCCTTATACGCATATCTGGTAGCCGAATCACCGTCTCTGTAGTATGCGTTAAATTTCAAAAAATTTGGACTGACATTCTTGTCTGCTCCACGTTTCAGCACGTTACAAGACGGCTCAA